AGACTGTAGCTTTTACTATAGAACCTCTATTTTGGTGTTGGATATCTACACTTTCTATACCAGGCATAGGTTGGTTAGGGAAATTCGAATCGTTTATTTGTGGGTGTATATTATATGCGCCTGAATCAATTTTGTTTGGTTTATCTCCCGTAGAGCGTTGCTGTAACTGTTGGGTTCCTCCATCGTTTGAGAGTCTTGATACCCCACCTGATAATACATAATTTCTGGCAAGTGCCATGTTTTTATTTTCGGGTCTAAATTCTTCTTCATTGGTTCTGGCTTCATTTATATAGACACCAGATGCCATTCTAACGAATGCAGTTTTTGAGTTTAAATATTGAAGTTGTTCAAGTGTTCGATCTGTAGTAGTTCCAGACCCATGAGCCTTTTGACGTTGTTTAATTTCGTCAACTACGTATTGCTTAAATTTTTCACCTATTATTTTACCTTCCATAACCGTATTATTTGTTTAAATTGCTATAATTTGCTAGTATTGTAGGTATAGATGAAGGTGATGGTATTCTTATTTGCTCGCCAAAATTTGGATATAGTGAATCTGATGGTTGAGATGGGTTTGCTCTAGATATTACCCACCATAGACCTGAATCACTATAGTATCTAAGGGCTAATATATCGTATCTATCACCTTGTGATGTGTAAACATATATATCCTCGGATGTTGGTATTATTTCGGGATATTTTACGTTAATATATCTACGCTTTGGATTATCTGTAGTTGTTATGTATGGTATAGAAGAATATCTTGACATATATTATTTTGGTTATAAATATTAATATATGAAAAGGATATGAGTGGGGCAAATATATTATTTTTCTACTTTTATAGATCTTTCATCCTTTTGATTACCAGTTCGTATGTCAAGGAATTGACTTAAATTGTAATCTATTGTGTATTCTGGGTCATCTGGAAATAAGCGGTTACCGGCAGAATTTGTATTTATTGTCATACCTTTATATTCCGGTCTATAGTTGTGGATAGGTGTGAATTTAACATTCGATACTTTAATATAGAATGGTACTTGCTCACCTATTGTAATTCCCCAAGGTGATTCAGTAGTTAATTCGTAATTTAAACTTTGGATTATTCCGTACGTACCTTTGAAATAGTCACCTAATGTTAATTGATGTAAATTACCAGCCATATATCCAGCAGTAGTATATGAAGGGGCTAGTGAAGATGCCAATATATTTAATTGTTCATACATTTCAATTAAATTTTTCTTACTATCTGCCACTATTGTAAATCCAAACGATACATCTCTACTAAATGAATTGTATTTGTAGAAACTCTCTGCTCTACCCATATATTTTTGTTGATTCCATCCAGCTGAGTATGAGTCAGATATGTTGTCTAGATATGCTCTAAAATTTATTGTGGCATGTTCACCAACGTTATGTACAGGAGATATAATAGATATTTTAAATGGTATGTAATCTTCTGTTTCTAAATTGTGGGATATTCGTTTTCCATTAGTATTCTCATATTGGTAGTATATTTTATCTAATGTTTTAGCTGTATTACCATCAATAGGGGAAGATGGTTCCATCGCAACCATATCCTCGTAGGTATAGTCATAATCATTTGCATATTTACTATCTATTCCACGTTCACTTCGAGATACATGTCTAAAATCTTCTTTAATACCCCACCCATACCAGCCACCTCCAGATGTGGTGTTTAGGGTGATTTTGTTGTCAATAGATGCAGAAGTTGTTTTGATGTATTTATCTGTATCTGTGAAACTATATGGTGTACTAGTTAAATTAGATATAGGTACTGAATTATTTATTGAATCTGGTGAATAGAATGTAGAGCTACCAGATATTGTAGAGAATATTGGATTGGAATCCGGTATAGCATATTTTGTTTTAAGGGTTATAGGTGATGTATAACTTGCAATGGATTGTTCCTTAATCGATTTTTTAAATTTATCATCGTTGATAGTTTCTAAATATTTCGATTTAAATGGTTTATTCTCACCATATATGTAACTATTTATTCCTGTTCTAACTTGATTACCATCTGAATCAGTAGCAAATAATATTTTAGTATAACCAATACCAGCAATAGAGTCAGGTCCACCAAAATATTTATCTAACACACTATCTGATGATATAGTGTATTTCGTATTGTATAGATCCTTTAATCTATTATGTGCTACACCTGAATATTTCTTTTGCGATATAGATTTAATTAGTCCGGTTGGATCTAAACCTTGCTTATTTAAATGTATGCCAGTAAATCCTACCCCAGCTTGAGCAACAGTAGATAATGGGGTATATAAACCCTCATATGGGTATTTTTTGTTGGCATCAGTTTTAACTCCTAAAGTAGATAACATGTTCTGCTTTAGGGTAAACATAAGTCCTGCAGGGGTAGCGAAGAATTTAGTTAATCGTTCAACATCATCAGCGGCGCGTTGAGCAGCAAATACTTCTCCACCTCGTATAATTAGTGGTTGTATTTTTCCACCTTTTGTAGATACAGACCATGGTTCATATCCAATTGGTTTAACAATAAATGGTTTACTACCCTTAGGGAATTCCATTTTATCCTGCCCAAAATAGTTTGGTGTTGATACACCTGATGGGTAAAATTGGAATTGTTCCTTATTAGTTAGTATATTTAAAAGACCCATATATTGTTAATTTATATTTTTATGTGTTAATCTAATTATTTAGTATATTATTAATATACTAGGTTGGATGAACATATATATGATTTGGGTTATCAGGGTTGTTTTGCACATTATCTAGTAGTGCTGGTGGAGGTAAAATAGCTCCTGGTATACCATCATTGTATTGTGCTGCTTGAGCGGTAATTGATGGTGTTCCAGTTCCATCTAATGAATATCCTGGTGTTCCCGTAGGACCAGCATGTAATGCAGATAGTTTAGTTGCTAGTGGGTTTGTTGCAATACTACCTCCATTTGCAACAGAGAAAGGAGATCCTGTTGTTGTTAATTTATCTTTTAGTCCCATGTTATTTTGATTTTATTAAGTTATGTTTATTTATAAATATATTAAACTATTGAGTTCTGTAGTTGGTTTTACCACTTGAATCATAGAATTGTTGTGAATTATTTCCTACCGCCATTGCTATTTGCTTACCATCAACGTTTACAGATGTTTGAACTGGTCTGTTTACTAAATTCTTCATGTTTGAATGTAATTGTTTTAATTCATTTACGATAGCGGACATGTCTATTTTAGGTGTGTTTTGGATTATTTGTGGTGAGAGTGTAGGTTGTTTTGTTTCACCTAGTAAGTCAGCACCCGATACATTAATTTTTGGTGTTAGTGTAGGTTGTGGAATAGGAGGGGTAATGGATGGTTTCATTTTTCCTAGCAAGTCAGTGCCTGCTTTACCACCTTTAGCATTTCCTATGAATGTATCATTTTCATGTAATTGGATTGAGCCAAACCCACCAGATACAACTAATCCTTTATTTGAATCAATTACACCATCTTTAGCTTCGGTAGGTTTTTCTTTCATGGAATTATACACCATAGCTCCCACACCTGCTGCAACAGCTAAACCAGCAATAGCCATAATGGGGTTGGCTATAGCCTTAGCGGCTGCAATACCTATTGCTTTAGTCAATTCCATTCCAGCCAATATATTAGCTCTGAATGCTAAGCCGTTTTGAATTACTTTTTGTGCTGTAATTGCTACATTATATGTTACAATACCCGCCATAAGTCCCGATATACCTGCTAGTAATACTTTAGATTCTGCTAACCACCCAACTAACTTAGCGAATGGTGAAATTATTTCTAGTACTGGGGTTGCTAAGCTAACGAATATTTCTTTAAGTTTTTCAAGTGTATTGTTGAAACGTTCTTGTACGGATTGTTGTTCGTATTGTCTTGCTAAATCATCACTTCCTAATTTAGCTGCGGCCTCTTCTGCACTCATTGTTTGTCTAAGAATATCGTACTTAGCCTTAGCGGCTTCCGCGTCTTTCATTCCTATTTTTTTCAGTGCTTCTCGATCTATTAATGATTGAGCTAATTCATTTCTAGTCATTCCCGCAGCTTTTGCTAATTCTTCTTGCTGGATAACATTCATTTTGCCAAAGTCTGCAGAAGTGCCTACTTGTTTTGCTATTTCGGCAGCGGCCTCTGCTGTTTTTCCATTAAGTGCTAAACCACGGGCACGTTCAAAATTTAAATCTTTACCAGTTATTAATTCAGCGGATAACTCATTTTCGATGGAGGATTGGAAGTTAAGTAAACTTTGCGACATAGCCTCGGCTTGTTGCAAATTAACACCAAATTCACGTGCTTTTGCAGCAGCTATCGCTACTTGATCTGCACTACCACCTAGCGATAATTTAAGTGAAGCCGATGCTAAGTTTACATCTCTAAGTATTGTTTTCTCGTTTAATGCAAGTTTATTTTTTACATTATATGCTGCGGCTGCACCTAGTATCTCTTTAGTGTTTTCTTTTAATGTTTTACCGTTAACTAAAGACAACTTTTGGATACCCATTAACTCATCGTTAGTAAATCCGGCTTGTTCACGTAATTTAGTGAATGTTTTTAAATCACCCTCATTAATCATGGCATTGGAACCCAATGTGTTACCAATGGCCATGTATGTTTCTTGTAAACCTCTAGTATTCAATGCAACATCACTAGATGCTGCTGCTATCCCACCTAACTCTCTTCTAACTCCCAGGGCTTCTGAGTAGGTCATGTTCATCCCCTTAGCCATATCACCCGCACCTGTATCTACTAATTTTAAAGCAGATATCATTTGGGTGAATACCAGTAATGTTAGGTTGGCTGGGTTGAATAAACCTGCTATTGCTTGTTGGCCTATGTTTTTGAATGCGGCTCCTAACCCATTGGTGGAGGATTCAGTATCTCTTATTTTCTTATGGGCCGCATCCAATGCTTCATTTGCATCGAATATATCTCCGAGTAATGGGATTTTAGATATTCCTTTAAGTAAACCTCCAGTAACACCTAATTTACCTTCAATTTTTTTCTTTTGGTCTATATCTTCTTGGTTCTTCTTTATTATATCAGCAAGTATGCTGTCTTGATCATTAAGTAAACCGTTGATGTTTCTTTGTAGAGATTGTACTTTTGCTAATTTTGCTATATCAGCGGAAACATTAGCTTGTCTTGCAAGACCTGCGGCTATTTCATTTTTTAAATCTTGCTCTTGTTGATCTAACCCTTCTCTATTTTGGCTTAATGTTTCTCTAGCTGATTCAAGTTTGGATTGTAAAGTAGACATTTCCTTAACAGATAAATTAGTTATCTGTTGTTGGTTGTCTCTAAGTTTGGAAGAAATACCCGTAATAGAAGTTAATGCTGATTTAGATGCGTTAAAGCTATTACCAGTTGCGTTTACTTCGTCCAGTACTGCTCTGAATCCTTTAGTGATGTCTCCCAACTCACCATCCATATTAACTAACTCTGAGTTTAGTTCTCTGAATGAATCTCTAAGTTCGTCTACACCTAAATCTCTTGCATTTAAACCTTGAAATGGGTTTTGGAGGCCAATTTTTTTGTATAAAGCGTCAATATCCGCTAGGAGTTGTCTTTTTTCTCTAAGTTCTTGGTTAGCCATTCAAGTAATATTTTGTTATAAATATTAAAGTGTTAAGGAGATATAAAAGGCCTGTACGTTTTACGGTAGCAGGCCTTCTAGATTATTGGTATGTTGTTCGTTGTGTGGATTGAGCTTGTTGTAGCACCTCAGGTAACTGTACTTTACCGTCTGTGTCTATTATTGTTTTATTTGTGCTCTCATTTGAATTAGTAGCAGATTCGTTTTGTTTCTCTACATAATTTGCTATTTCCTGGAATGTAAATCTTCTAAGCCATATAGGCATGTTGTATACGGTTTGCCAATCGTACCCTCCATTACCATGATATACTATTTCGTGTATCTGTCTAAATAAGTTAATTCTAGACTGTGAAATATTGTGTTTATTCAGGCCAAAAAAAGCTAGTCCCAATTGGGATATTGACTCTAGTTGAAGTTCCGGTGGGAAAAAAAGTTAGGTCAACATCTGGTTGAACATCTTTTATATAAGCGCGTAATTCACGTGAATCACGTGCTAAAAGCCCGTTGTCGACAAAGTCGCGTATATCTTTTTCTTCACGCCTACCCTCAACAGATGTAATGATGTATTTTAATCTAGTAGATAGTTCGGGAGATGCAGTTGGGTTGATTTTCTTTAATCCCTCCAATTCTTTATTAATATCTTGCTCGTCTTTGTGAGTTAGCAATTTGAAGGTAATGTTGTTTTTTGAATGTGGTAATTCAAATGTAAATTCATTTTTACCAGCACTAATTACTACTTCATTTAATGGTTTTGCATCGCATAAAGATAAATCAACGTGTTGTGTTTCTGAACCGTAGTCAAATACATAATCACTTCCGTACCCTAATACTCGAGCTGCTACCATGATTGCATTTTTGTCACCGATTAATAAATCATCGAAATTGATTTTTGTTACGATTAATGATTTGATTAATTTGTCAAATACTGTTCCATCTGCAATATATGATTGGTTGGTAAGGATATCTTCCTCTTTTGCACCCATATATTTAATCTCAATTGTACCTTTAGATAATTCTGAATCTGCTGGGTATAGTAATCCTTTTGATGGTAATTCTACTATTTCAGTAGGCATTTTAAATTCACTCATAGATTTTATTTTGTTATAACTTTATTTCTGTTGATACATATATTATATTGCTGAAATATTTTCAGGGGATGTATTAAATGTTACAACACCTTCTACTTTTCGTATATTTAATGCAATGTCGTTCATTTTATCTCTTGAAAATCCACCATTTTTGATGAATGGATATCCATCTACTTTAACGGTAAGTACAGATTTAAATTTTGTTTTGTCTTGTTCGTTGTATGGTATTACTTCTTTTTCCGATACTATTGTTACTCCCGTTATTGCACGAATATCTGATAGTATTTCTTTTTGTGGACGAATCTCTAAGTTAGTTACTAAGTTACCAATCATTTTGAATTTGTCTTGGTATTCTTCCTTAATAGCTCTTATTTCTTCGCGGATAATTGTTTTAATTTTATTTTCCATGTTGCTTATATATCAATAAATATACTAAATAGATAGAGGGTATCCAAATAAAAAAATCCTCCTTGCGTATATGCAGGGAGGATATTTTATGTTTGTGATGTTTAATTTAAAAATTGAGGATAGCGTAATCAGGTTGAACTGAAAGTTTAATGTTTACTGCTACTCCATCATCATCGTAGTTATATGCACCGAAATCAACGTCTGTAATGATACATCCCATCAATACCCATTCAGAAACAACATCTCCAACTGGTCCAATTACTTGGAATGTTAAGTTTTGTTTATAGAAATCAGAGTAACCATCTCTACCAGTAACAGATTCGTGGTGTAAACGAACCCATTCCATTACTGCTTGTGCTCCTGATGGAGTGATTGATTCAAA